GAGTCAGTTAATGACTGTGCATATAGTTATGAGCATGGTAATGGTATGAGAAAAATTCTTAGACCAAATGTAGAGAAAAGTAAGAAGTGGACAAGCAATATTCCAAGACACATATTTAGTGGCTGGAATCAACTGGAACAACAATCTGATAAATTAATCATAACAAAAGGATTAAAAGATTGCATGGTTTTTAGATTATTTGGTGTGAATGCAATTAGTCCACAAAGTGAAATGATGTTTCTAAATGAGAATCAGTTTGAATTATTATCATTAAGATTTAAAGAGATAATAATTAACTATGACAATGATGAAACAGGTATTTCCAATATGAAGAAATTTTCTGAAAAATTTGGAATAAAGAGTTTTCTTATACCTGATGGTATAAAGGATATTTCAGATTACATATCCATTAAGGGATATGATCTAACTAAACAATTAACAAAAAATTTAAATGATTATTTATTATGAGAACTATTAATATCTCACAAAGAGAAGTAGCAGCTTTTAAAGCTTACAAAACTGATATCAAAACAATGGCTGACCATTTTGGTGTTTCTATCAAAGATATGAGAAATGTACTTGTTACATTTGGATTTGCTAAACCAACAGCTACAAGTGTTGACTATGTTGTAAATCCAGTATTTGACATGCCTGTTACAAGAACAGAAAGTATTACTAATACTCTTGTATCAGAAATTACATCTGACTATCCTCAGTCTACTTTCTCATCAGAAGTAAATGCTTTTGTTACTGAAGGTTAATTTATCATAACAATAAAGTGAGAGAGAAATTCTCTCACTTTTTATATATTTGTGTATGGATAAATTAATAGAATCTTTACTTCAAGTTCTTTATAAGAAAAGAGATGCCTGTGATAGAGTAGCTAGTGAGTTAGATACTATTACTGGTGATAATTTAACTATAAAGTTTTATGAAGGTAAGGTTGAAGCATATCAAGAAATAATTAATATGCTTACTAATAACAAAACTTATGAGGAACCCAAATAGAAGAAAAATCAAGAATAAGAATGAACTATCATCTGAAAAAGTAAAGTCTAAACCTAATGTTAGAAGAATTGGACATAATTATGAAAGAAAGATAGTTAAGGAATTAAAGGATCTAGGGTTTGACAGAGCTGCTACTACTAGAGCAACTAGTAGAATTATGGATGATGCCAAGATAGATATCAATGGTGTTACATATAATATACAATGTAAAGCTGTTAAAACAGGTCTTAACGTGTTTCTTGTTCTTGATGAAATGGAGACTAGTATTCCTAAACTTGTACCAGAAAGGGAAGACTATGTTAATGTAGTCTTTCACAAGAAAGAGGGAGATGAAGTTGTAGTTTTAAGAAAGACAGATTGGTACCTTATAATTAAAAAATTACTTCAAAATGGGATTACAATCAGAAAAAATAGCAGTAATTGATGCAGATAGTATCTGTTTTATAGCACACTGGGATTCTGATAATAAAAGTTTTGATAAACCCATTAAAGATATTTACAAATCTGTAGACCAAATAATCAGCAACATAATTATAAATACAAAGTGTTCTAAGTATATAGGCTTTGTAGGTATGACTAAAGATGTTGAAAGAATAATGGTCTACCCTGAATATAAAGCCAATAGAAAGGATAGACAACCATTAGAACATTTAAAGGATATAAAACTTTATATGGTAGATAAATGGAAGTTTATTCCTTTGTATGGAATTGAAGCAGATGATGTAGTTAATAGTGTGAGATATAGACTTGAAGACTGTATAATTTGTGCAATAGATAAAGATCTTCTTATGTTAGAAGGTACTCATTACAACTATAAAAAGAATGAATGGGTAACTACTGATGAACAAGAAGCTAATCTTTACTTTTGGCAATCTATGATTATAGGTGATTCAGCAGACAATATTAAAGGTTTAGAAGGTAAGGGTAAATCCTTTGCTGATAAACTATTATTAAATGTTGATGATTCTGAATCTATGAGAACATTAGTCTTTGAAGAATATATTAATCAGTATGGTGAATATCATGGTATATCAAAATTTTATCAGAATTATATCTGTCTTAAAATTAAAGATGATTATCCAGCTACTGGTTTTTTAACTCCTATAGATGTTGAAGTAGATAATCTTGTGATATGAGTTTAGATGAATTAAAAAAACTTAAAAATAAAACTGTAGGTTATTTATTACCTATTGTGGTAAATAAAAACAGTAAGTTTTCAGATTTTAAGGATGATGAATTATTTCCTAGATGCAATTTTATAAATGCATTTAGATATTGTGAGGAATATCCTGAATTAAACAAACATGTATTTTTAATATACAAGTATAGTCCTAGTCCACAGTTCCAAGATTTTATTGATAGATTTAAAAAGTATCTAAATTATCATTCTATTATTGATAATGACAAATATACTGTAATAATTGTATTTGAATTTCCAACAGATAGTTTGAAAACATTAGAACATTTTGATAATGGTGCATATTCTAAATATAGAATAGAAGATAAAAAGAAAATACTTAATTTTTATTCTGTTACTGTCAATGATAAATTTGGTCCTGTAGGTGTTTTATATAAAAAAGAATGGAGAAGGTTGGAGATAGAACGGGAAATAGATTTAAAGCTGCCAGAGAGTGCAGAATTATCTTCTATTCCTAATATAGAACAAGAAACATACTATATTAAATATAAAAATACAAGTGAGCCAGAAGATATTATAAGCTAATATCTTCTTATATTTGTAAAAAGAAACTATATGAGTAAAAAAAATTATAATGCAAGAATAAATCTTGTATATGAGTTTCTTAAATTAAAACCAGGTTATTACAAAAAATCATTTGAGATTATTAGTAAATTAACTGGTGAAAGTAACTCTGAAATAATTAAATTAGCTAAAGAGATCTATAGAAATGTGGAAAAATCTAGTGATAATTTAGTAGAACCATATTTAAATGGTAATCCTGATAATGTATTAGTTATTGGAGATCCACATGAACCTTTTACTAAAGAAGGTTATTTAGAATTTTGTAGACAAATTCAGGAAGAATATGATTGTGGAACAGTAGTACATATTGGTGATGCTGTTGATAATCATGCTGTTAGTTATCATGAAAAAGATCCTGAAGGTATGTCAGCAGGTGATGAGTTTAGTCTAGCCTTAGAAAGAATGAAAAGATGGTATTACACATTTCCTAATGTAAAAGTTTGTATTGGCAATCATGATGCATTACCATTTAGAAAAGCTTTTACAGCTGGTCTTCCTAAGACCTGGTTAAAAACTTATCAGGAACTATTGCAAAGTCCTCCTACATGGGAATGGGATTTTGTACACCAAATTAATGGTGTTATTTACCAACATGGTACAGGGTTATCTGGAGAGATGGCAGCTATAAATGCTGCTAGAGAAAACAGACAATCTACTGTAATAGGTCACTTACATACAGTAATGAATACTAGATTCTTGGCAAGTTACAAGGATTTAATATTTGGAGTTACTGTAGGTTGTGGTATTGACCATGAAAAATATGCATTTGCATATGGTAAACAGAACACTAGAAAGCCAGTAGTGGCTTGTTGTGTTATATTGGATGGTAAACTTCCAATAAACATTCCAATGAGTATATAAAAAAAATATACCTGTACCCTTGAGATAACCATTAAGATCGCAGGTTAATTCCAGATATAAAGGGGTAGGAAGTCTGGAATTTTTTATATCTTTGGCACCCTTAAAAAATTAAATATGGAAATTGGATTAGAAACTTTGTCACAAATTGTGACCTTTAATAAGTATGCTAAATACTTACCTAGCTTAAGAAGAAGAGAAACTTATGATGAAATTATAATGAGATACCTACAAATGATGGTAGACAAATACCCTCATTTAGCAGGTGATATTATGAGAAATGGTCAATATATTTTTGATAAAAAAGTATTACCATCAATGAGAGCTTTGCAATTTGCAGGTCCTGCTATTCAGAAGAATGAAGCTAGGATTTACAATTGCTGTTATTTACCAGTAGATGATTACAGAGCATTTGCTGAGATTATGTTTCTCTTATTAGGAGGAACAGGAGTTGGGTACTCTGTACAATTTAAACACATTGATAAACTACCTGAGATTAGAAAGCCTATTAAAGAACAAAAGTTTTTAGTAGGAGATTCTATTGAAGGATGGGCTGATGCAGTTAAGCATTTAATTGGAAGTTATTTAGGTTATAGAAACACTAAACCAAGATTTGATTTTAGTGATATTAGAGCTAAAGGACAAAGATTAATTACTGCTGGTGGTAAAGCACCTGGACCTGAGCCACTTAAGAAGTGCTTATTTGAATTAGAACAAATATTAGAAAGAAAAGCTAATGGTGAGAAACTACAAACTATTGAAGTTCATGATATGATTTGTCATATTGCTGATTCAGTACTTGCAGGAGGTATCCGTAGAGCAGCTCTAATTAGTTTGTTTTCAGCAGATGATGAGCAAATGTTAACTTGTAAATTTGGTAATTGGTGGGAAACTAACCCACAAAGAGGTAGAGCAAATAACTCAGCAGTATTAGTAAGACATAGAGTAACTAAAGAGTTCTTCTTAAATCTATGGAAAAAAATAGAATTAAGTAATGCTGGTGAACCTGGTATTTACTTTACTAACAATCCAGACTGGGGTACTAATCCTTGTTGTGAAATTGCTTTAAGACCATATCAGTTTTGTAATCTTTGTGAGGTTAATGTAAGTAATGTTGAATCTCAAGAGGATTTAAACAATAGAGTAGCTGTTGCTGCATTCTTTGGTACTTTACAAGCAGGATTTACAGACTTTCATTACCTAAGACCTATTTGGAAAAAGACTACTGAAAAGGATGCTCTTATTGGTGTAGGTATGACAGGTATTGCTAGTATGGAAGTATTTAAGTATGACCTTACAGAAGCAGCTAATGAAGCTGAATTAACTAATATTGAAATAGCTCAAACTTTAGGTATCAATAGAGCAGCTAGAATTACTTGTGTTAAGCCAAGTGGTACTACAAGCTGTGTATTAGGTACTGCATCAGGTATTCATGCTTGGCATAATGACTTCTATATTAGAAGAATGCAAATGTCTAAATCAGAAGACCTTTATAAGTATCTTAACCAAAACCATCCTAGCTTAGTTAAAGACCATTTATTAATTCCTAATTCTGCAGTAGTAGAAATTCCTATTAAAGCACCTGCTGGTTCTGTATTAAGAACTGAATCTGCTTTAGATACATTAGAAAGAGTTAAGAAAGTATCTCAAGAATGGATTAAACCAGGACATATTCATGGTGATAATACACACAATGTATCTGCTACTATCTCTATTGATAAGAATAGAATGTATCCTTATCATGTAGAAATGGGTGAAGTTTGGGAATGTGATGAGTGGCAAGAAGTAGGTGAATGGATGTGGGAAAATAAACAATATTATAATGGACTATCTGTATTACCATTTGATGGTGGTAGTTATTCACAAGCTCCTTTTGAAGATATTACAGAAGAACAATATAACAATCTTGTAGGTTATTTAACTTCTATTGATTTAACTCAAGTAATTGAAGAGGATGATCTTACAGATCTTAGTGCAGAATTAGCATGTTCTGGTCCTATGGGCTGTGAAGTAAAATAATTTTATTTGGTAATGTGAAGAAATATCTGTATATTTACAATTATGAATAATTCAGGTGTATATAAAATAACATGTATTGTAAATAATAAAATTTATATAGGTAGTTCTAAAGATATACCTAAAAGATGGAAAGTCCATGTTAGACATTTAAATTCTAATAATCATATTAATGAATTTTTACAAAATTCTTGGAATAAATATAGTGAATGTAACTTTGTATTTGAAATATTAGAAAATTGTGAAGAAGATAATTTATTAATTAAAGAACAATATTGGATGGATCATACTAAATGTTATGATAGAAATATAGGATTTAATGCCTGTATAAAATCAGATAGACCTTTAGGATATAAACATACTATTGAATCTAAATTAAAAATGTCTTTGATTAAAAAAGAACAATTAAAACTTAATATTATTAAATGTAATTTGATACGAAAACCTGCAGGATATAAACATTCTGAAGAAACTAGAGAAAAAATTAGAAATTCAAAATTAGGAAATAAAAATCCTATGTATGGTAAAAAGTTATCAGAGGAAGAAAGAAAAACTAAAGGTGCTAATTTAAATTCTGTTCCAAGATGGAATAAAGGTCTTACTAAAAAAGATGATCCTAGAATTGAAAAATTAGCTACTTGGAAAGACAAATTACCTCCTAATGCAATTTCACATACTTTGATTGATTTAGAATTAGGTTTAACATGGACTGGAAATTCTTTAAAAGAATTATCTAAAATTTGTCCAATTTCATTAGCTACATTAAATAGACTTAAACTAGGTAATGTAGGTAAAAAAATAAAAAACAAATATAAAATTATATGGTAGAATTAATAGATTATTTTGGAAGTGATCTAATGATTGTAAATGCTGCAAGAGTTTCATTTGGTAAGAGTAAAAAAATTTTTGATGAAAAAGATTCTAAACTTATTGATTATTTAGTTTTACATAAACATACTGCTCCATTTAGACATCCTCAACTTCAATTTAGAATAACTTGTCCTATTTATGTAGAAAGACAATTGTTTAAACATCAAGTTGGATTGTCAGCAAATAGTATTAGTGGTAGATATGTAGATTTTAGTGATTCATATACTACTATTAAAGAATGGAGAAAACAATCAACCTCTTCTAAACAAGGAAGTGAGGGTTTAATTGAAGAACAATTTGCAGCTTCTGAAATAGAAGCAGGTATTATTGGATATTGTAAAACAGCATATCAAAAATTAATTGAACTTGGAGTATCTAAAGAACAAGCAAGAACTATACTTCCTTTAAATCTTAATACAACATTTATTTGGACAGGTAGTTTATTAGCATTTATTCATTTGTTTAATTTAAGATTAAAGCCAGATACTCAAAAAGAAACAAAAGAAATAGTACAAGAAATGTTATCTTTAGTACAAAATATAGAAGGTAACCCTTTTGAACAAACAATAAAATCAATAACTAAAAATGGAAAATAATAATCCACGTAAAGATGGTCGTAGAAAACCTCAAACTAAAAAAGTCACTAATGAACCTAAGACAGATGCAGGTAGTCCAGTACTGTTTGTGAGTATTGAAGAACATCAAAAAGAAATTGATAGCAAAACTTCACAAATTATTAAATTAGAAAATGCTACTAGAGCTGCTGAAAGCATTGTAAAAGGTCTTGATAAAAAGATTCTAGATCTTTCTAATGATAACAGAAGTGTAAGATTTAATGTTACAGCATTAACACATGAAATGAACAATTTAAAAACTAAACTTGACAGTATTCCTGGCTGGGTTAAGTATTTATTTGGTGTAAGATGATAGTCAAAATTAAAAAACTTGATTCTAAAGCAGTAACTCCAGCTTATGCAAAGGCTGGGGATGCTGCTGTGGATCTTACAGCTATTAGTTTGTCTAAAGTTGATAAAGATGAATTTGGTTATTTGGAATATGGTACAGGATTAGCTATTGAAATACCAGAAGGACATGTAGGACTTTTGTTTCCTAGAAGCTCTATAAGTAATTCAGGTCTTATACTAACTAATTCTGTAGGAGTAATTGACTCTGGGTATAGAGGAGAGATTAAATTTAGATTTAAGCACATTCCTGATACTTCTTTTTATAAAGTAGGTGATAGAATTGGACAACTAATAATAATGCCTTATCCACAAATTGAATTTGAGGAAGTACAAGAATTATCTTCTACTGAAAGAGGTGAAGGTGGATTTGGAAGCACTAATTAATTATGGCAAAGGCAACAATAACATTTAATTTACCTGAAGAACAATCAGAATTTAATGATGCAGTTCATGCTTCAGATTGGAAATCTGTTGTTTGGGATATGAAACAAGAGCTTAGGAAGTATTGGAAGTATAGTGAAGATGAGCATGAGATTGAATTAGCTACAAAGCTAAATGATCATCTTAATGCCTTACTAAATGACTATGGTGTTTCATTGGACTAAAATAAGAGGGGTGTTTTAAGCCCCTCTTTTATTTTAACGCTGTACATCTTCAAGTACAGACTCAGTTCTATAATAAGCAAATCCACCAGGAAATACTCTAAAGAAAGATTCTTGAAATGTTGTTGAACCATTCTTACCATCTTCACCATTTAAATATCTATATGATGCTTTAACTAATCTTTGAGTATCAACTAATAATCCAAAAGCAGGAATAGTACTTCTTTGTAATTTTTCAAAAGACAATGGATTAACATAAGAATCAATATCACTTTGAACTCTATTTAAATTATTAATTAAGAATGTTAATAAAAAGAAATCTTCTTCATCATCATCATTAATACCTTTTAATATTAAACTTAGTACTAATACACTTAAATAAATATTAAGTTCTCTTGCATTCTTTTTAAGATTAGCTTTATCAACATCAGATAAAGAGTTTATTCCTTTAGAGTTATATAAACCTTTTGTTAGCAATCTTGCCATTTCTTGAAGAGTTAATTGTAAAGATCTACCAGGTCCTACAGGATCACCTTCTGTACTTTTTGCTTGATAAAAAGATCTGTATCTACCTTTAACTTGTCTATTTAATATAACACTAGGTCTTTCAGACTGAAATCTGTTAGCAAATCCTTCTGCCATCCAGTTTCTAAACATTAATAATGCTCTTCCTAAAGCAGTTTTTTTAGCTCTTACAGGATCATTAGGGTTATAGTTACCATGAATAATTGCTTTAACTCCTTCTACTTTAAGTTTAAAATTGGTCTTTGACTTACCTAAAGTTTTCCAATTATTGTTTTCTCCAAACTCTTCTGTATTCCAAACAAGATTATTATTAGCATCTAAAGTGTAAGCTTCAAATAGATTTCTTTTTTTACCACTTAGATCTGTAATTTCTTTATTTAACATCATTGCTATAAATGTAGCACCTTGATTTATAAATTCAGCTCTAGTAGTCATCTCATAAGGTAATAGAATTTTAAACTTTTCTTTAATACCTTTAATTTTAGCACTACCTGTTCCTTCTCTAATATCACCTACAACACCATATTCCATCATTAACTGACTTATTTTTACAGCAGTCTTCATGTTAACTATATGAGTAGCTCTTAAAACATTATTAAGTAATAGTCCATAAGCTTTAGTTAAATTCTTATCATTAAAATCTTCTTCACCAGCAGCATGTGTGTAATTAGATATTGTACCAAAGGTTAAGTTAGTTACTGCTGAAAATGGATTCCAACCCATACCTTTTATATGTACATATTTTAACACACTGTCTATAGCATTTGTAGTAACAAATGATACTTGTAAGGATTTTATTTTTTGATTAATCAACTCGATTTTTTTTACTACTTCTTCTGACTGAGGCTGATTTTTTAATTCATCAATTTCTTTTTGATACTCATCTATAATTTTTTTAGATTCTAAATCTTTAGGTATAAGTTTACCAGGCGTTTTAACTTTTGATATACCATAAAAGTGATCTGAAGTATATTCAAATGCTTCCATTAGATTCTTCAAGCCACCTTTTTGAGTTAAGAATCCAAATAATCCTGTTTTAGGTTTATTATCATTTGTTAAATGTATCTTTTCAGCATTATTAAGAAACTCTTTACCTATTCTTAAAAAGTCTTCAACTCTAGATTTATGCTTAAAAGTTTCAGCTGTAACAGCATGTGCAAAAAGTACTTTAAATAAATCAAAAGATTTTTCTTTTAACTTTTTTTGAATAGCATCACTCTGCATTTTTTCATTTAAGTTTCTAAATTCAATAGAATTTCTATTAGGAAACTTTTTAGCAGCTTGGTCTGCAATTACTTGTCTTTCATCATTTGATAGTTTTGACATTGTATTACCCATCATATATATAGGTAATGATCTTTTTAAATTACCTACACTATCAATTTGGTTTTGAAAGATTTCATTTTCTGCAGTTTGTTCTATAAAAAAATTATATAGATTAGCTTTAATAGATAGAGGGTTAGTAATAAACTGTTTTAGTAATTGGTTTTCTCTAAGTTCAGGTAAATAGTTTGCTTGTAGTTCATCTCCTGATGGATAATACTTTTTAAATTTATTTAATGATTCTGTTAAAAAGTTATAATACTCTAAATAAACATCATCATTTTCAATTTTATCAAAGTTTTCATCATGCCAACCTGTTTTAGTTCCATCAGTTTTATATCTTCTAGGAATACTTACAATGTTTTCAAATCCTAAAAACTTACCAGCACTATAACTACCATCAGTAGTTCTATCTAAATAATAAAATGGAGACCATTCTTTTTTCCAATCATTTAATGCTTCTTTAATTTCTTCATCAGTACCTACCAATGAATCTGTAAACTCAGTAACCCTTGCTTTATAGTTTTCAAACCCTTCTTTAGCTTTTTGATAATAATATTCATAACCTTTTTCACCAAGTTGTTTTTTAAGTTCAGCAATATGAGATTGTCTATTACTTTCATTATATTTTATAGGTCTATTACCTTCTTCTAATGTTAAATAGTCTTCATAAAACAATTTACGAGGGTCAAAAGTAATTGTATTTTCTTTTAACCATTTATATCTTTCAGCAACTTTCTCTTTATCAGACCAATCTTTAATTCTATATTTTTTTATTTCATCAAAATATTTTTGTGAAAATCTATTAACAATATTACCTGTCCATTCACCTTTAGCATCTAACTGTAAAAATAGTTTATATAGTTTTTTAGGATCATTAGATCCTACTTTCTTAATAAGTTTTTCAGTTTGTTCAGTTAATAGTTTTTGAAAATCAAGTACTTCTTGTCTAGCTAATTCATTAGCTTGCTTTATCTTATAGTCAATAACTTGAATAAACATGTTACTATCAGTAGATAGTCCTCTTAATAATGATTGAAACATACTTGATTCAATTAATTGACTTTTCATTACCTTAAGCTGATCTTCAGTGTAAGTATTATCTGTAACATCTTTAATTACACTATTCATGTATTTTTCAGATAAGTTTGTCCACTTAGTTCTTCTTTTATCAAATTCAGTCTGCTTTTCAACATAACTTAAGTAGTTAGGTGATTCATTTAATTTACTATCAACATCAAAGAAAGCATCTTTAATTTTATCACTTAACCAAAAATCAAACTTATTTAATATAGTAACTAAGTCTTGAGGTGATATATTATCTTTTTGAAAGATTTCATCTATCATCTCTAAATCTAATTGAGCAATATTTATTATATCTGAAAAGCTAGGACCCTCATTTAATTTATTAATTGATTCTTCTATTTCATTCTTAATCCTAAGTAATCTTTCAACTTCACTTGTATTACCTTTTGTCTTTTCACTAGCAATAGTTTTATTAACATTACTAAGCTCTTCAGTTTTTCTAGTAATTAGAAGTTGATACTGTGAAGCTGTATCTAAAAGAAAATCAACATCACTGTATGGTAAAACATCACCTTCATCATTTACACCATAGTTAGCTTCCTTTTGAAGTTTTTCAAATTCTTTTTTAATCTCTAAATCTCTCTGTCTATCTTCCTCATTAAATATTTCTTTGGCAGATTCACTCATACCATTGTAAACATCAATAATCTTTTTACCACTATAAGTATATACTTTGTAATTACCATTAGGTATTTTTTCAGGAAATTTAGCTAATGGATAATCTACCATTACATTACTATAAAATCTTATAGCATCTTCAAAAGTTGTAAATACTTTTGATACACTTTTTCTATTATAGTTTACTCTATACTTAGCAATTAAATAATCTGAAAACTTATTATAGATTCCTTTTGTTTTACCTGCTTTATACTGATTCATCATTCTTGTAGGTATTGTCTGATTATCAGCACTAAACTCTTTACTTAGTATTTCAAATACCTCATCATCACTAAGTATTCTACATATTTTAGCCATTACATTTTACTTTAAAAGTATTGTTTCTAAGAAGTTCTCTGTAGGCTTCTCTTTCTTCTTTTGGTAAAGATTTGATAAATTCTAAATTACTCATTCCTAAATCTTTTTGTAAAGATACAGAATAATCTGGAAGCAGATCATTAAAATCAATAGCATCCTCTAAGTTATCTAATTGATTAATATCAATGTAATCTTGAGCATCAACTCTACCATCTGATTTAGAAGACAACACTATAGTCTGTTTACTACTTCTAGAAAATGCTACATACTTTAACTGATTAATCATTTCATAGTCTGGTGAAGGAAATCTTTTAGCAATGTCAATATTATTTTCATCTACTAAAACTTTATCATAAGTACCACCTTGAGATTTATGTATAGTGTGTGCATAAGAATAATCTAAGGATTTATCTTTAGCTTTTAGTCTACCAACTTGGTAACTAATCTGTGAATCACTTAATGTTGGATTATCAGCTTTAATTTGTTTTTTAATTTCTTTATCAGAAACATAAGCAGCACCTTTATATAAATAAACATTATCTGTTAACAAATAACTAGATGAAAATTTATAATAATCACTCCATCTTTTACCTCTTTCTTGTTTTGACAAACCTTGTTTTAAAGCTAAATCTTTTAATTCATTTAAGTCTTTTAAGTATTCAGCACTTACAGTATTCATATCAGCAACAAATAGTTTTTGACCTCTAGGTGAATCATCTTTAGCTCTAACTAAAGTTAATTCCCAACCTTTAACTTCATGAATCTTTTTAGTAACTGGATTTATGATTTTTTGATTATCTATAGGTTTAGAATCTATGATAACATTATCAGAACCATTTGGAAAATCATAATCTTGATCTGCAAAATTATAACCAATGTTTTCATACATCATTATCATTTCACCCTTATTAAACTTCTCAGCACTAAATCCAAACATGTTAGTTCTAATTATATCATTAAGTTGTCTAACTCTTTCATTAGTATATGCTACAGCTCTAATTGAGAATCTATTTTCTAAAAACTTTTGTAAAGTAAATTCATGTTTAAGTACTTCAGCAAAATCTTTTTCATTATCTAAGAAAATAATACCTTCACCTTTATTATTTAATAAGGTTTTATGTTCAAACATATCTTCTTTAGAAGATTGATTATCTCTAATTTTTTGAAGAACTTCAGAAGGCATTGGATTACCATCACTAGTTCTCATTACTTTAGTAAGCCTAGATATATGTTTTTCTCTTCTAAAAGGTTTAGCTCTGTTTCTTTGTTTAACAGGTTTTAACTGAGCATCATCACCTATAAAGATTACTTTAGTTCCTCTTTGACCAGCTAAAGATATTACAAAATCATAAAGTTCATCATTAACCATTGATGCTTCATCTATAATTAAAACTCCACCACTAGGTATTTTAACTTCAGTTTGTTGAGTAAACTTTTTATCTTGAAGATTAAATTCTTCTAACTCAACTCCAGGTTGTAATCCTAATATACTTGCTAAAGTATAAGCTTTTTCACCAATAGAATCTGTAAGAACTTCTTTAGCTCTATGTGTAGGTGAAGCAGCTCTATAACCAACTCTTTTCTTTTTAAGGTATTCTACTATGTATTTAGTTATAGTAGTTTTACCTGTACCTGCATAACCTTGTAATGTCCAAGTAAAGTCTACATCTGAAGCAACATCACTTTGCATTAGTTTTTTAGTTATAAACTCACTAATGTTAGTTAATGCTTGTTGCTGTTGTGTGTTTAGTTTAATATTACCAGTTTCAATTTTAATACCATCTGGAAATGTAAATTCATTTACTTCAGTTTCTTCTACCTCTTCTATTTCAGTTACTGGAATAGATGGTTCAGTAGATAATATTAATTTATCAAAATTTTCATTAAATACTATATTAGATGGTATAGGTCCAGCTTTAACAAACATATCAGCCATCTCTTGACCAGTATATCCATTAAGATTACTTTCAGAATAATCAGATACTAAAAATTCTTTATTAGTATTTTTATTAGCATAATCATATAAACCTCGAATCTCTTTAATAATTTCTTCAGGAGTACTTGATTTTTTTACATCATAGTATTTTTTAGTAACAATAGCATAAGATTGACCTTGAATACCTCTACTCTGACCTTGAATAGCACCAAACTTATCTTTAGCTAATTTAGCACTACCAGCTCCATGTGTAGGAGCTCCTCCTTTAGAACTTCCTTCATTAGAACCAAATACAAATATTTGATTAGGTTGTAATTCAGTTATTTTTCCTGAATATGTTTTACGTTCAGTAGATGGTTCAGTAGTAGTAACATCAGCTAAAACAAATCCATCATATAATGCTTGAGCTAATATACTATCAGCATTTACACCTTGTATAGAGAATCTATTTAAGAAGTTAGCTATATCTTCAATTAACTTTTGTAACCAAGATTTATCTGATTTATAATTTTGTGCATTTAAAAAGTTTTGAAAAGTTTCATTAGAAAATGCTTCTGCTAAAAACTCTTTAAGGTTTAAAAAAGGATTATAATTTAAATCCTCTTGATTAAAATCTACTTTTTCACCAGCTTTATATTTATCTAATTTTCTTTTATATTCTAATAAACCTTCTTTAGTTAAAGTAGTATCATTATATTTAATACCTTTATTAAATATTTCTTCTATAAAGTTCTTGTAAGTATTATTTAATCTAATGTAAGCTAACTTTTGAGATTCATTTAATCCATCAAAATTAGGTGTATTAGGATCTTCAAGTATTTTATTAATGATTTTAGAAGTAACAGAATGTGTTATCTCATGAACAACAGCTACTTTAATTCTAGATTCTGATATATAACCATTGTTTATATAAACTTTGTTTTCATCAGGTTTGTACATGTTTCTACCTTTATGTACAATCATTTGTAAATCTTGATTTACTTTATCTAATAAATAAACTAATGCTCTTGAAGTACCTGTATTAATAATACTTAATGTTGTTTTAATATCTTCAATATTATTAAGGGGTTTAATTCCAAGTAATGAATAATCATCTTTAGCAGTTTTAGTAATATTAGGTATTACTTCTAATTTAGATGCTATTTGATTTTCAGGTTCTTTAATAGAATCCATATTAGGTGTAACTTCTTTTAAGCTATTATTTTCAAAAGCTGATATACGGCTACCATATTCTTTAGTAGAATAGTTTTTACCTTTAAACCCCAACAAAGGTATTTGACGATAGTTACCTGTATTTTTATCATACATGTAAAGATTGTACTTAGTTTTAGAATCAACCTTTTCAGTAATAGCTACATAAGGCATTGGAAGAGAACCTAACTCAGCATCATTATAAGTAAACATGTCACTAGTTACTGTTAGTGAACCATCACTATTCTTTTTATAATCATTATCAGATAACTGAGGTACTTTTCCAGGATTGTTTCTAAGGTATTGTAATAAGAATTCTTCAGGTGAACCTAAATCTTTACTTAAATCATTTAGATCAAAACTTCTTAAAGAGTTAGCATAACCACTAGCCACTAAGAATGAAGTAGGTATATATCTTGAATACTCTCTTGCTCTTTGAATACCACCATTAATATAAAAATAATCTACTAAATCTTTAGCTAACTGTCTAGTATCTTCATTATAGAATAAATCTAAGAATCCATTGTAAATATCTTCATCATTAAATAATTCACCACCAACAGACCTCATACTAATTGTATTAGGTTCAGTAGTTGATTTAGCTAAATTAACATTTAACTTCATTAAGAAAGGATTTTTACTAGTTCTCTTTAAATCATTAACTCTTTTAGCTAATGAATTATCACCATACATTAAATCTTTTCTTCTGATGTATAAATCTTCTTCTGATAAACTAAGCATTTTAGAGTACAATGCAGATTTCATGTCATTGTATAAATCTCTAAATTCCTTTTCCTTCTGTTCTTGTCTTATATCAGTTTTATTTGTATATAATAGATATAAATCTTTTACAGTATTATTATAAGTAGTTGAATAAGGAAAGTACTTATTAAACATTTTGTTTAGGTTTCTTAAAGATATCTGAGATGATATACCTCCTATAGATTCATTATATAGTCTATAAATATTACTTATCTGTTTACTATTAAGTAATTCATCAATAGTTGCTTCTTTAGCTGCAGACTCTATAAATGATTTACCTAAACCTTTAGAATCAATACTAAATGCAGTAACAACTTTTTGTAAACTTTTACCCATACTATCAGCTTGTCTAAATTTAAACAATGTTGAAAGTTGAACTAATGCCCAGTTAGCATCTTTAGTTTTTCCATTAAAAGCTTTCCAAAGTTCATCTTCAGTTAGTATCTGACTTTCAAAGTCAATTTCATTTAACTGTTCTACACTAAGTCTTGTTAGTTTAGAATACTTTTCAAATATTTCATTAAATGCAAGTACTTCAGCATTTTTTACATAACCTGAAAATATATCTTGCTTAGTATTAATTGAATCAATATATTCTTTAATTATAGGCTGAGTAATAATACCAACAATTGCTTCTTGAGAATGACCATCTAATACCCAAGCACCTATTGCATAAAAGGTTTCTGCTGTAATATTTAAAGAAGCCATAATCTGTTCTTTCTCATCATCTACAGATGCTGATTGGAATGCTACAGCATTTTCAGATTTTAATTGTCCTGTATTATCTTCATTAACAGATAATCCTTTTCCTATCTTATTAATAGTTAGTTTCTGTTCTACCCATTTTACTTTTTCACCTTCAACTACAGGAACATTAAACTTAAGATCTAAACCTTGCATTACAGATACAAATACATTTAATGAACTAAAGTATCCTGTACCTGCTTTACCACCTCTTGCTGATAAATACTTTTGAGTTTGGTATTGTGAAGACAGTGGACTTATTTTAACTAAATCCTTTTGTTCTGCTCTAACAGCATTATCATATTTAGTTTTTAAATCACTTAATCTACCAAACCCTAATGCAGTAACAATTTTACTTTGTACTTCTTTAGATGGCTCAGTAAGAACTGTAAAGTGAATATCTAATATTTCATTCTGTAAAGCTTTAATTCTTCTTAAATTAGAAATATGTTTTTTATCTAATAGTTGTAAATTTAAAACATCTTTAGAAATTTTTTCTCCAAATATAGCAGCTATTAGTTTATCATATTGAAATTCTGATTCTAATTGCTTTTTATAATTTTCAATAAACTGTTCATCTGTTTCAGAACTCCATTTATACTTTTTAAGTACACCATCTTCAGTTAAATGTGTAGAGTATAAATAACTATAAAGCTTATCAATGTCAAAGTCAGAACCCATCTGCTTTGTAAATTCAGGAGGTGCAATTAATAAATCACCAGTTTCTTCTGGTAAGAATCCTACAATCTCAAGGTAAGCCATTGAGTTTAATCCTTGTGTAGGAATTCTAAATCCAAATGATTGTAATAAATCTTTAGGTAATTTAGTATGATCTATAGTCTTAACACCATCTACTTCTTTTATAAAGTCTTGAATATTAAGCATTTTACCAGAGTTATCTCTAAACTTCCAAGGTACTAATACTTGAGAACCTCTTACTTTACCATCAACTATTTGTTGTTGTTGTAATAGTTTAGTTGGATCATAACCTTCAACCCATATAATATCATTCTTATTAATTCCTTTAAGATCATTTTGGAATTTAAATCCTGAATTAGATCCTAATGGAGAACTGAAACCTGTTTGTTTTTGCTTTCTAACAGAGTTATCAATTAATGATATTAATAAACTTTCAAACTTATCTGATGAGTTATTAAATACTAAAGGAATTGTAAACTGACCATTGGTATCTACATCTACAAGTTGTAATGCTTGTATTTCATTTACTGAAAAGTTTCTAGAAATAGCTTCTTTAACAAGTTTTTCTCTAAGTAATTCAATATTAAAGTTACCATCATTATCAACTTGTAATTCATTTTTAAGTACTTCTAACTGAGTTTGAAATAATTGTTTATTTAAATCATTAAACTCTTTTCTTATGTCTGCTCCTGTTTTACCATTAGCAAACTTATGCTCTAAAAGGTCAGTTAGTATAAGTTTAATTTCTTGAGTACCTCTGTTTATTTCATTTTTA